GTCGCCTTGCTATTAAAAAAACGGCCACCTTTACGGCTATTACAGCTTTTACACATCGATTGTAAATTATCTGGTGACCACATATCACCGCCCTTAACACGTGGCACTATGTGATCCACGGTATGGGCTGGGCCGTTGCAAACCACACACTGCCATCCATCTCTGTCGAGAATAGTGATGCGCAATTTGGCCCATTTGCCACTACCTAATGCTCTATCTCTCAATGCCAGCCTTTACGATTAAAGTGATCTAATGCTTTACACATAGACCCATATCTATTATTGATGTACTTAATACCCCAGTCTATCTGCTTAACACCATTAACAGTTGCAAGATACTTAGACCTGCCTTGTGGTATACCTATATGCGAACCATTACGAGCTTTAGGATCCCACTTACTATTCTCTTTAGAGTACAGTTCTACTAAGCAATACGCTTCTGTAAAGTCATTTAACTGTATGAGTATGTATTGCTTGTAATGTGTAGGTTTGTAATTATCAGCTGCAACGGAATAAGTCTTTACAAAGCAAAGATTAACTATGAATAGAGCGATCCCAACTAGCCAGCACCTTGCGAGCTTTCCCTTGCGGGCTCGCCTTGTGGCTTTGTGAGCCACTGCTTCACTAGAGCCTAGCATACGATGTCAAATTGAGCGTTAAATTTCATATAGAAGTCCATCCGATATAAGTCGCATCTGGATTATTAGCCAACCATTCTTGACGCAATTCATTTTGTTTAGCCCAATCTGCAGCTGTAGCAATAGGCATTACATTTGTATCCCATCTACTAACTTTAAATAGCCCACTTGTTTAATGCGCTGTGATTTGTTAGCAAACTCTGTACTGCTCGGCATAGCCCGGTCTTTCCACACTGGTTTATTAAGTTTTGTCAAGTTAAATGCCCATAAACCTAATGGTGTGGCGTTGATATACCAGGCTGTGTAATTTTTTCGCATCGCAGTAATTGTTAGTGATTCATATTTAGATTTTTCTATCAATAACTCTGCATAATGATTACGCCTAGCTTTTAATTCTATATACATACGACCTTGCTGAGATATGCAATCCCAGGTATCAAACTCTTGGGATCTTTCAAGATCAGGCAAGTATCGCCTTTTAATGTAATTAAACATTTGATCTTCTACAATCACTTTTTTCCACCCCAGCCGCCACCTTTGAATATAAGACCAGGTGCGCTATATAACCTGCTCATTTGCAAATTACATTTAGGGCAAGACATAGGCCCACTGTCATCATCGTATGATCTATGCACTGATCCATAAGTGCCGCATTCATTACAACTATATTCGTATGTTGGCATTATTTACTTTCAATCAATTGGCAAGTGTGGCAGACCACGGTGATAAACTTCCAACTACCACACTTATCACATCTGGATATATCGCTATCTGGTATATCCAAAGCTTCGGCTATATTTTTAACGCCGACACACCCACATTCCATACACTGATACGCCTTAAATCCTTCGGGCATATCTAACTGATCGAGCCACAAGAACTCGGTCTTGCGCTTACATCCATTACATTTGAACTGTGGGTGCATTATGGTAAACTCCTTATTGAATACAGCGACACTGTGTACAAACCAAGTAAGTACCATCGTGCATTAACCTGTCATCATTACAGGCCATACACTTGTCATTAGTTGGCTCTATGGTTATCTTGTCATTTTCCAAACGTGCTAGATAACCTGAGCCATCAATAATCTCTACATATCCCATTTACTCACCCCCATCCCAATACCAAGATCCCGCAGCTGTAAGTTTGTGCCAGCGAGCATCACACTGTTGATCTTTAGATGCGCTGCAAACATAACCAAAATAAGGTTTACCTGTTTTGGCTGTGCCTTCTTTAAGAATCATTGCACCGTGTTTACATTCTTGTTGTTTTGGTGGCAAAGGTATTGCTTCTACTGCATCGCCCACCGACCAGACTGTTGGTTCTTTTTTGTCTTCCGCAAAAGATGCACGCAAAATATCTTCTACAGCTCTGGCTTTAGATCCTGGTGGTGAGTAATTAGTTTGAGTTTTTACAACCCTAGCCATTTCTTCTCTACTTGGTCCATTTTTTTCAGTACCGATATTAGCCGCTTTAAAAGCAACGCCTCTAGCCGAAGTCTCGCAATTTTCCAACGCAAAATCTCTATTGACGCCCCTATCGGAAATAACCTCTTTCGCGTGACCTGTTGCGAATGGTTTTTCATCAGCTGAGTCCCTAAATAATTCACATACCATAATGACTCTAGTGTCTGACTCCGAGATAATCTTTGTTCGTACTGCTCCATTTTTGTACCTTTCCCAAAACATATTAGATCGTTCTTGAACTGTGGTGTAGTCTTCTAAATTAAATGCCATTAGTCATCCCCCCAGGTAAATGCGACATCGAGCTCTGCTTCCAGCACGGTCTGGTATATCGAAATGTAAGCAATAGCGTCTTTGATGCTGTCCTCGTGCTTTGGAGATTCACTAATCCGAGAAATCTTGACGAGTGCCATACATAATGCAACTTGACTAGGTGTAACTGGATGGTCGAGGTATGCAGACCAGAGCTCACTGATCCGCTTATGGTTTGTGTAAGGATGACCGTAGACCGCTCCCCTTGAATGCACCAGATCGACAACATCGGCTAGCAGCTTCTCAGTTTTTGTCATAGTCAAATACCTGGTCTGACTTTGATTTGTTTTCAATCATTCTTCTATGCATATCCCAGCCATCTTTACGGCCTAGCCAGTAATATCTAGCTTCTGCATTTTCTTTAACTACGTTAATTAACCAGCCAACCATCAATACACCAATGGATGCATAACACACTGCGTAGAATATATCTATCGTAATCATATAGCCCTATCTATGCTCACATATTTTGTGGCATAGCAATAGTGTGGCACCCGTGTATGACTTTGTGGATGATTTAGACTGTTTTGTTTATAACGATTAGATAACGTTAATATCATCGAAGTCATCGATATGGTCATCAATAGTGCGTTCGACGTAATCTGTATTAAGCCCCATAATGTCTGCCTAAAGCTGTAAATGAGCCATCCTTTGGGTCGACTGGGACTAACGTAGGTGTTAACCCCTTTTTTGACGCTTCCAGTATAGCAAAGCCATTCTGCCAATTTGCGCTGTTATAGCGGATATAAGACATTTTTTTCATATTGCATAGATTCCCACTTTCTATGCCTGTAATAGGCCTGTAATGGCTTCCTATGGCTTCTGTGAACGTGCTGGCGCCCATCCTGTGGCTATGCCCCACAACGCAATTTTTGCCCCATTTTTTGGCTAGGTTAAGAGCTGTAATTCCAGCGTGCTGGCTCATACTGCCTTCATCTCCGTGAGCCAAGACCCAGCCTGGGTAGAACTCATATGCTGTTTTATGGTAGGTCATACCCATTTCGGCATAACCCATAAATTTAGGGTATTGCAATTCTGGCAAACTAATTAAGCCAGGTACTTTTAGTAGAGTGTTATATAAGCGATCACTATGATTAGACCTGACAATATGCATTTCACGGCTGTATTCTCCCAAGTCCCATAGGATTTCTTTGCATAGTTCACGATCATCGTGAATGGTTTGCTCATAAGCCAAAGGTGTCCCATCGCTGAAACGACTAATTGTCTGAAAATCCATTTCATCGCCGACCACCAGTACAGCATCAAACTTCTCACGCTTCACTAGTTTCTTCATATTGATGATTGCAGAATCCAGTTGATATGGAACCTGCAAGTCTGAGACCACTAACCAACGTTTAATCTTCATCCTCTTCAAAATCATCAAGTGGATTTTTTATAGGATCTTTACTATCTATGATCCAGTCTGGATAACTTGACCTATCCATTGCAAACGCTAAAGCTGTGCCTTCATCCATTCCAGATTTACGGCAGGCCATATAAACCTCATTAGCAGCTATAGCCCAGAAATCTAACTTTGTAAGTACAGGCTCTTTAGTAGTCCTGCGCCTACGTGCAATCTTCTTTTTAGGTTTGCGTTTAGTAGCCATATTAAAATTATGACTTACTAATTAAAATAAAGAGATCATCGACACGCTTCTCTAGTCTTGTTAATTGATCCTTCATACTAGAGCCACCATTTGGGCGTAACTCATTTAGCCAGCCTCTAACTAGAAAACGTAATCCTACTAGCACGCCTGATAGCACGGCGATAACGCCAGCGCCAAAGGATGCCCATTCTGTAGGCGTCATTTGTCATTAGCACCGATGCCATAAGCATTATCGGATTTGTCTAAAGCCCTAACCGCTGGGCCTGCTAAAGCTGAAATAACTACAGCTACAACAGGATCTAATCCCAGTTCATTACTTGCTAAGAATGTTAAGAATGAAACCAATACGCCACGTGCGTATGACTTCAGTACAGCTTGTTGCTTCTTGCTTATCTTCATATCTTGCCCCCTATTAGTGGTATATCGAATGGCGTGCCATTTAGATCGCCTAGTGTTGTAAAGCTAATATGGATATGACGCTTGTGCGGATTGATGCCTTTGTACTTACGCCATTTCCAATTTAATATCTTTGAGCATATTCGCCCATTATAGATGACGTATGATATGCGCTTATCTTGTTTGGCTGCGATTCTGATCTGGTCAGCCAAATAAGGTGCGAGGCTGTCGGATGACTCCAACCTAGCATTAAGATCAAGACCTCTAACCCACCCGAACTCGTCTGGATTATGATCCGATTTTCTGGAGGAGTGACGACTATCGCCCAGCCATCCTTCTGGACTTTTAACACACCGATCTGGAAACCACGTATCAACTTGATCTCTTAACTGCACACCAGCTGCACATAACTTTGGTTGCATTACAAACCTAGAGCTTGTAAATCCTCAACAGTTAAACCAAGTGCTTCAAGTTTTGCCTGCGCTGCTGCCTTGGCTGCTGCCTTTGCTTCGGTTTCGGCTGTAATTAAATCCTGTACTTCATTCCATAATCCATCAAGTGTTGCTTTAGATGGTTTAGGAGTATCTGAAACCCAAGTTAAACCATCATAATCATCGCCATCTAATGTCCATAAAGAATTAGGATACTTAGTGGTAAGTATTAAAGTGTAATCAATCATTATGCACCTATTTCTAAAACAGTAATTGTGGAAACGCCTCTAATTGAAGAACTATTATTAGCATCGGTTGTAGATCTGTTAATATAAACAGTTCCAGTACCACCAGCCGAGCAACCTTGTATTTTATATGTTGTAGCAGATGTTGTAGATGGACTATCTAAAAAAGTAATTGGTAGTGCAGTCATTGAATCCGCTCCTATTTGTGCTAATTGTGATGAACTGCTTAATCTACTACCAGCAGTATCAGCAAGAGCGATTGCTGTTGAAGCCCTAACTAATTGAACAGCCGCAAAGTTAGAACCAATAGCACCTGAGCCGCTAACCATTGCAATTATTAAAATTTTAGAAGTTGCATTAGATGGAGTAATGCTTACTGAAAGTCCAGTAATATCTGTATACGTGCCCGCACCTGTTGATGCACTAAATGAATCTGTTTTAGCGGTAGATACAACTTGCAAAACTTTTCCACCACCTGAAGGAGTTTTCCATTCAGGAGCTGTTGCGCCAGAATTGACTGTAAGCACTTGTCCTGCGGTGCCAATACCTAATCTAGCAGGTGTTGATCCGCTTGATGAATAAATAGTGTCACCAGTAGTTGTCATTGGGTTTGTCATACCTGTTGTATCTAGGTTTGCCCAAGCACTGCCTGTGTAATATGTAGTAACGTTTGTATCTTTAAGATATGCAAAATTGCCTTCTTGCGGTGATGTTACAGCTGCATCTCTAGCAGCGGCACTAGCAAAGACCCACACGCCTTGCATCAAGTAGCCATCAACATCGGCGGCGGTCAAAACCTCGCCTGTAACAAAGTCCTTAAATCCTAATCCAGCGGCCATTATTTCTCCTTAGTAACTAAGCACATTATAGTCTAAAGTGCCGTATATATTGTTATTTAAAATTAGAGAATCCAGCACGGGTTCTAAAGTCGTGAAGAGCACTCTAAAGCTGTTTGGTGTAATGACGTTTTGTACGCCAAAGATTTGTAATGTTTTATCTAGGGTTGAGCCACCTGGCTGGGTAGTAACTACTCGGATCGGGTCAAAGAAATCCAAGTCTAAAGCCGCAATAATACCTGCGTTGTAATTAGGCGTGTATAAGTCTAGCTCGATGGAATCGCATCGCACGCTGGTCTCAGCACGACTGGCTGTGTAAGCACGTGCGTAATCAAGCGCCACGGCATCGGTTTGCATTAGCAGGTCTTGAATCTGAAAACTATGTATAAAGTATTTGTCTATTGATGCTTGGTTAATAGCAGTCTGCGGTGTGCCATCTTTCCTGGTAACAGTAGATGAGTTAAAGACCAAGGTGTCATCTAGTTTCCAGTTTGCATTAGCGTATGGGATGCCTGTGCCATTATCGTTAAATGTAGTAATTGTGCCACCGATTGATCCAGCAGTTACAGCTCTGTCTTGGAATACAAACTCACCATCGGCATTAACATATAAAGCGCCATACTCTGAATTGGCTACAGTTTGCATAGCGCCAAGTGAAGTTCGTAATGTGCCTGGATCGTTTTGTAGGGTTGTCAAGCCTGCATCGACATCACGCATAGTTGCTGGCCAGTCGATTTGATCTAGTATTTGGTTAATTCTTGTGCCTGAAAGGTTGCCAGCACTAGCACCTGCCACAGTAGTTATCTGCGCATTTTGAGCAAGCCTAAACGCATCTACAGCTTGGATAGTTGTATAGGCAACCTCGGTAGCATCTTTAGGTTGAGTATTAACATAGCTTGTAATAAAGCCTGAAAATATAGGATAAGTCGTAGCGCCATAGGTTGCAGTAATCTGCACCTTCTTCATAGGTGTTAGGTCAGGGCTGTAGGGGCTTAATGGGTTAGTTGGGTTAAAATCACCATTTTGATCTACTATGCGTAATGTAAGTTGGCCAGTTGAAAATTCATCAAATAAAGGATTGCGGCCTCTAGTGGTTTGAATAAAGTTAATTTGATCTGATACATCGACAATAATTGCAACTGAATCAGCCAATATGTTTACATCTAATAAGCCCGATCCCAAAATCATAGCCTGGGCAAAGGATGGTCCAGTGCTAAAATTTATATAAGCGTTTACTACTGGTACTGTCATTGTAGTAAGAATGTGGGTACTGCCCCACGTGGTACTAGCCTGTCGCCCAATTTAGTTGCGTTACCTACAGCATCAATTATGTAGCGCTCTAATTCTTGATTGTTGGTTAATACTGCGCCTGTATTGACTGTAACCTGTGGCACGATTGTAGGGCCTGCTGCTGCGGCAGCTGTTGTCGCACTAGATGGCATTCCACCTGGCACGGCATATTGGCTCATCTGTGCTAAGAACGCATCGGCTTGTGCCTGTAATCTTGCTGATGCTCCTGCAAGGCCAGCGGCTGATCCTGAATCTAATCCCATTGTTTTAAAAGTATTTACTAGGCTTGTAAAGATTGCATCGTACTTGCTAGGCAAAGTATTAAGGGCATTAGCAGCATTAGTAGCACTATCAGCTAAAGCCCTGGCAGCAGAACTAGCTGCTAACTCTGCATTGTATTTTTTAGCCAAAGCCTCATTATTGTCTAGTATGGCTATCTTTGCCTGGATACGTAACTTAGTCTCAGCATCTGTAGCCTCGCCCAGCGCCTTCATTAAGCCTATTCGCTCTAAGTCAAACTTCTCCGATAGTTTATCTACTTCAGTTTTTTTCTTTAATTGTTCGTTTTCTAACCTGCGATAGGTTGTGCCTGTTTTAATTTGTGCTAATTGCAACCTATTTTCTCTTGCATTAGCATTGTTAAGGGCTGTTGATGAAGAAGTCCTGCCCCCACCTAAAGCAACATTACTGGCAGCATTCAGACCTACTGTACCTATTGCTGTGG